AATCTCCGCCCCTTCTTTTTTGGCAATCAATTCTGCAATCTCAAGAAATGAGATAGGATTGCCAGTCCCAACATCATAGATGCCGCTCCCTGCCGTATTATCTAGGACAACATCTACTACATCTCCTACCCACACAAAATCTCTAAAGGAATATTCAGAATCTTCAAATATTTTAATTACCTTATTTTGTTTTGCTTGTAAAGTGAACTTACTAATTGGACTTGCCTGATCTCCTTTATGTTCTTCACCTTCACCATATACATTGAAGTATCTAAATCCCTGTACTTGTTCAAACCTATCCATATTATCCATGACCCAGTAGTCCACAGTTGCTTTTGATAGTGCATAGAAATTTAGTGGATTGATAGTTCCCTTCAAATATCCATATTCACTATGAATCTTACCATACACAGATGCAGATGAGGCATATTTGACTGGGATGGAATGTTCTATTGCTTTCTCAAATAGTGCAATGGAGAACTCTACGTTATACTTGTGAATTTTATTTACGTCTGTCTCAGTTGTACTTGATATGGCTCCTTGATGTAGAATCAAATCTACTTCATCCCACTTATCATATTGGTTTAGAAAATCAAAAGCATGTGATTGTTCTACTTGATATAAATTTTCACCTCCTATCTTATTTGCAAATGCTTTGCCTATAAAACCGTTTGATCCTGTAAGAATAATATTATGCATTATGAGAAAAAATGTAAGGGTATAAAAAATGTCTGAACCAATCTATAGAGATCATCTTCAAAATATCCTGGCTTGTCATATGCACCATGAAGAATATTATCAGGATACATAATCATTCTATTATATTTCATTTCTGCTAGATGTATCAATTCCCATGGCCCTATACTGTCATCAACAAATTCTTTATCCCAAATTCCACTTTGATGTGGATTGACTTGCTGACCTTTGTATGTATAAAACCCAGTGCCACCTTTACATTCTTTAGATTTATTCAAATATATTAGTCCAGCCCATCCTCTACCCTTAGTTTCTGGAGGATAATCTACATGAGGGATTTTAACTCTATCCTTAGATTGAGTTACATTTACAGAAAAAGGTATCTGTAAACATGCTTGGTCAAATTGAGGATCTTCTTTCATTGTCAAAGCATATACATTTTTCGCAATTTGTTTCCACACATCATGCATATGATCTAGATTCATATTCATATCCACTCTTACTCCAGGCACTCCACCGCATATTCTAGGATTATTTGTGCCTGGGCATCTAAGCGCCAAACTCCTTACCTTATCTGGATTCTTGTAAAAATTATCAATGTAAACTATAGGAGTTTCTTGCCAACCCATAAGTTCAACTCTTGCTCCTAACTCATCACTAATAGCAAAGGTTTCTGCTTCATCTATAAAATACTTTTTCATATAACTAAATACTTCGGAGAACTAATGTGGAGATGTTGTGGCAAAACCTAATAGTAAAGAAGGTTTGAAAGAATACGCACTTAGAAAACTTGGAAAGCCTGTGCTGGAGATTAATGTTGATGATGATCAAATTGATGATCTCATTGACGATGCCATTCAGTTGTTTCATGAGAGACATGGAGAAGGTATTGATAGAGTATTCTTAAAACATCAACTTACTGCTGCTGAGAAAGAGAAGATGCTTGATACACAAGCAACAACTACTGGTACTAGCACAGCGGGTGGACTTACTTCAGTAGATTACACCGAAGGTGCAAACTATTTGCCTTTACCTGACAGTATAATAGGAGTTAATAAGGTATTCAAAGCTGATTCATCTACCATATCGGCAGGGATGTTTAACATTAAATATCAAATCTTCCTTAATGATTTATACTACTACGGGGCAATAGATTTACTCAACTATGGTATGGTAAAATCATATTTGGAAACTCTTGATTACATGTTGAATCCTGATGTTCAAGTAAGATTTAATAAGAAGAATAGTAGATTATACATGGATCTTAACATAAAAGAACTTACTGATAATCATTTTCTAATCATAGATGCCTTTAGAATTGTTGATCCTCAGAGTGAAACTGCTGTTTACAATGACCATTGGCTTAAACAGTATACCACATCTTTAATAAAAAAACAATGGGGACAAAATTTAATTAAGTTTACTGGTGTCAAATTACCTGGCGGATTGGAACTTAATGGTAGACAGATATATGATGATGCAGTTATGGAATTGGAAAAACTTGACGAGAAGTTAATGCAAGAATATGCAATGCCACCACTAGACTTTGTTGGATAATGCCTTTATCACCTTTCTTTCTAAATGGATCTCCAAGTGAACAAAGACTAGTTCAAGACTTGGTGAACGAACACTTACAGTTGTTCGGTCAAGATATCCTATATTTGCCTAGAAAAATTGTTAACAGGAATACTGTTATCAGGGAAATAACTGCGTCTAAATTTGACGATAGTTTTAGATTGGAAGCATATCTATCTAACGTAGATGGGTTTGGAACTCCATCTGATGTATTAAGTAAGTTTGGCGTCAGAGCTCAAGATGAAGTTACTCTAATTGTTTCTAAAGAAAGGTATGATGATTTTATAACTCCATTCCTAAAGTTATATCCAGCAGAGGATAGATTGAATGCCCAGACCCCAAATGAAGGTGACTTAATTTATTTACCTCTAGATAATGCCTTATTTGAAATCAAATATATTGAAAGAAAAGTACCATTCTACCAACTCAATGACCTATTCATGTATGAGTTTAGATGTGAGATCTTTGAACCAGAAGATGAGGTTATTGATTTACCTGATGGATTGACTGACAAGGAAGGCGTTGAGGTTGATGATATTGTAGGATCAACTAGTGGACAAGTTGTTACCTTACAAATGGAGAAAGATACATCTCAAAATGCAGTGGCATATGTATCTCTTGCATCTACATTCGCTGGTGTGAAATCTGTTCAACGTGTGCCAATGTTTGATGGTGGTAATTACAGAGGAATTCCAACTGTAACAATCTTCAAACCCAATCAAGGTAATCGAGCAACTGGTACTGTAACTGTTGCAGAGGGTGGTATAGACACCGTAACACTAACAAATAGTGGATCAAATTACCTAAGCGTGCCTTCTATAAGTTTCACACCTCCCAACAAAACCACATCAACTCAGATTAAGTTTGGTAATAATTCATTACACCATTCCAATATTGGAGATGTAATAGGTGCCAACTTCGACTTTGTAACCAATGTAGATTCTAGAGATAGTGGTAATGGTAGATTATCATTAAGTTTCTGGTTATATCCAACTAAGTTTGATCCAGCCACAAATGGTGGAACAATTATGTGGACTGATAGATTTAAGATATACTATAGAGAAACTGGTAACATAGTATTTGCTTCTGGTTCTGGATCTATTGAGAATACAACACAACTCAATCTAAATGATTGGAACTTTATTAGAGTAGAACAATATAATACTGATGCAACCATATCTGTAAATGGAACTGTAAGTAATAGTCTTAACACAGCGAACCCAATTATGTTCTTTGCAGGCGATCTCCTGAAATTAGGTGCTGATGCTTCAGGACAAGGTTTCATTCCATCTCAGACTGCATCATGGGAAGGTTTCTTAGATAATATTACTCTCAATCTAACTGGTGATAATTCTATGAGAACTGCTAGTGCAACACAAATTCCTAGCACAGAAATATTACAAGAAACCGATATACAAACAAACACTAAAGCTTCATTTGTTCGTAAGTTGGATAACGAACATCCAGTAGTTATTGCCGTAACTAACGCATCAAGAGAAGTATCTGGACTGACAATAACATATGAGGGATGGGGTTATACATCAGATCCTATCATGACTATCGAAGAACCAGAGATGGGAACTCAGGCAACTGGTGTTGCTATAATGACAAGTAGATCAGGCGTGCCTAATCAGTCAGTTGATAGAATATTATTAACAAATCCAGGCACAGGATATACTATGCCTCCACAAGTTGTATTTACTGGTGGATCTCCAACATCAGTCGCTGTTGCAACTGCCGTAATTTCAGAGGCTGTATTAGGGCCTATTGGAATTACTACTGGTGGATTAGGATATACATTCACACCTACAGTTGGCATTACTTCTGTATACTTACAACAGTCTAATGAAACAATACCTTTACTTATGAACGCAAAAGCAGAAGCAGTTACAATTGGAGGTACAGTATCTGAAATTAGATATAGTAATGCTGGTGCTGGTTATACAAATACATCTGCTGTTGTTTCTATATCATCTGTTACATCAAACTCCTTTGGTGAGTTTGAAACAAATGAAATAGTTAAGGGTGTTTCTAGTGGCACTAGTGCATATGTCTCTCACTGGAATACGGCAGATAATATTCTTAAAGTTTCAATACCTAGTGGTAACTTCCAAGTAGGCGAAGTAGTTGTAGGTGCTGGAGCAAGTTACAGAATACTATCAGTTGACTCTGAATTTGATATTGCTTTTGCTGGAAACGATGAAATAGAGACAGAGGCAGACACCATTTTGGATTTTTCAGAAGTAAATCCATTTGGGGAATTCTAAATAGTTTCATAAGGTGGTAATATTATGTTAACAAATCATTTCTATCATGAGATCATCCGTAAGACAATCGTGTCTTTTGGAACCTTGTTTAATAATCTTGAAATACAACACAAAGACAAAAACGGTAAAGTTGTCAGTGCAGTAAAGGTTCCCATATCTTATGGCCCACAACAAAAGTTTTTAGCGAGAGTAGAACAAGGTAGAGATTATCAGGATGGTGTAAGTACTACACTTACTTTACCCAGAATGGCTTTTGAAGTCATGGGTATGAACTATGACGCTACTAGAAAAGTTTCTACAATGCAGACATTTAAGTCTGTAAATAAAAATACTAAAAAAATGGTCAAGGCATTTATGCCTGTTCCATATAATATCAATATGCAACTTAGTATTTTATCTAAGTTAAATGAAGATGCAATACAAATATTAGAACAAATACTACCATATTTTCAACCAGCGTTTAATCTCACAATTGATTTGGTTGATATTATTGGTGAAAAGAGAGACATGCCAATTCAATTAGAAGGCATACAAATGGAAGATAATTATGAGGACGACTATCTAACTAGAAGATCATTAGTTTATACTTTAAACTTTACATGTAAGACATATCTATTTGGCCCAATCAATAATAGTAGTGAGGGAACTTCTGGACTTATTAAACAAGTACAGGCAGATTACTACAGTGATACCTCATCTATCAAAACTGCACCTAGACAACAAAGGTATACTGCCACACCAGTCGCTGTCAAAGACTATGACCAAGATGGTGCTGCAAAAACAACAGAGGCATTTGATACAGTTAAAACTGAGTTTAATGTTAATACTTCTATTCCTTTTAGAAAGGGTGATTATATTCAGATAGATGAAGAGAAGATGTTAATTAGTTCTATAACAGGTAATAGATTAAAAGTCAAAAGAGCTCAGTATGGAAGTGTGATCAAGCCACATGACACAGATGTATTCATACATAGAATAAATGTACAGGATGATATTCAAATTATTGAAGGTGATGATTTTGGATTTGGTGAAACTCGCACCGATTTTGGTGACGGCAATATATGGAGTAGTAGTCAAGGGAGGGACTCTGACTTATGATTGAAGACGAAACATTTGATGAAATAGATGAAACTCTAGACATCGATAGAGGTGCTGAGATTATGAAAGCACCTGTCAATAAACCTACAAGAACTAATCCTAAAAATATAAAATCTGGAAAAGAGGATCTTACTAAAGATTATGAATATAGTAGAGCTCAATTATATTCTTTAGTTGAGAAAGGTCAGGAGGCAGTTGATGGTGCATTGGATGTTGCACAACAGTCAGATTCTGCAAGAGCGTATGAAGTTGCTGGTCAACTTATTAAACATGTTGCAGACACGGCAGACAAGTTAGTAGATCTGCAAAAAAAGATGAAAGAGATTGATGAAGTAAAAGACAGTAAAACCACTAACGTCACTAATAATTCTTTATTTGTAGGAAGTACATCTGAATTGCAAAAGATGTTAAAACAAAGTATGAAAGACAATAATAAATAATTATATGAAAACATTCAGATCACTAAGAGAAGAAAATTGGCAAAGACTGAATAAGTATGGTTCAACTTATACCATTACTTTTATATTCAGAGGACAGACCAAAATGATTCAAATGTTTTTCCCACAAAGGGCAAGACCGTTGAAGAAGAATGTTCAATATGAATTAGAAAAGATATATCCAGGCAGTAAAGTAGTTTACTTTATGCCTAGTGAAAAAGATCCAACAAAACCTTTATTAGTAATTGACCCCTAGTAGATTATGATACAGCATGAACAATATCTTGGAAATCCTAATCTAAAAAAAGCCAACGTTGCTCAGAACTTTACAAAGAAACAAGTTGCTGAGTTTTTGAAGTGTGCTCAAGATCCTGTATATTTTGCACAAAAATTTGTAAAGATTATCAACTTGGATGAAGGTCTAGTGCCTTTTAAGATGTATGACTTTCAAGAAAAGTTAGTTAATAATTTTCACAATAACAGATTTAATATTTGTAAGATGCCTAGACAGTCAGGTAAGTCAACGACTGTGGTGTCATATCTTTTACACTATGCCATCTTCAACGATAGTGTCACAATAGGAATCCTTGCAAACAAGGCTCAGACTGCAAGAGATCTACTTGGTAGATTACAAATTGCATATGAGAACTTACCTAAGTGGATGCAACAGGGTATCATTGCATGGAACAAGGGATCTATGGAATTGGAAAACAAATCCAAGATCATTGCGGCATCTACCTCTGCATCAGCTGTTCGGGGTATGTCATTCAACATTATATTCTTAGACGAATTTGCGTTCGTTGCCAACCATTTAGCAGATGATTTCTTTAGTAGTGTATATCCTACTATTAGTTCTGGTAAGTCTACTAAGGTAATTATTGTTTCTACCCC